AAAGAAGAAACAGAAGAAGATAAATTAAAGCATATTGCTCATGCTGAAGATCGTCCATTGTTGCATGGATCGGAAGGGTTCTCACACACTCACGGTGCCTTGATGCAAGCACACGAACACATTAAGTCTGGCGGAAATAGTTCTGCACTTACAATGAAATATGATGGATCGCCGGCGGTTGTATTTGGACACCATCCAGAAAATGGCAAGTTCTTTGTTGCATCAAAGTCTGCGTTTAATAAGACACCAAAAATTAACTATACTCACGCGGATATTTTAAAAAATCATGGTCATGCGCCAGGATTAGTCGATAAACTCCATGCGTCGTTAAATCATCTTAAAAAGATTGCACCAAAAACTGGAGTGTATCAAGGCGACTTGATGTACACACATGATGACTTAAAACATCATAAGAACGGTAAAGTATCTTTTACACCAAACACAATCACCTATACCGCAAAAGGTGATGATGCAGACAAAATAAAAAAATCCAAAATGGGAGTTGTGGTGCATACACAGTACCACGGCAAAGATATTGCGTCGATGAAGGCAGATTCGCATCCGGATTTGCACAACTTTCACCATCATACTGACGTTTGGCAAAAATCACCCAACCATGACACAAGACAAGTACATTATTCAGAACATGACCAAGAAGCATTTCATAAACACATGGATGCAGCTAAAAAGATACATAATGAACACGGTAAAGAAATGTATAAAGCAACTGAACCTCATCAAGGTGAAGGCAATCATTTAGAAACTTACATCAACGATACCGTAAGAAAAGATGCAACACCATCTGTTGAAGGACTTAAAAAACATATTCAAAATAAATATAAGAAAGAGATTGCAAAGTTAAAAACTCCAGCAGGTGCTACAAGAAAACAAAATCAAGCTGACGCACACACAAATCACATAGAAAGTAATAAAGAACATTACAACAATCTGTTAAAGATGCACCATCATTTACAACAAGCAAAAAATGTATTGGTGAATACACTTCAGCAACATGAAGGCGGATTAGAACACCACATTGAAGGTAAAAAAACAGGTCCGGAAGGGTTTGTTATTAATCATGCCGGCAAGCCAACTAAATTGGTGGATCGTGCAGAATTTGCTAAAGCTAATTTATTAAAGGTGAGGAAATGATATCATTTAAAAGTTTTTTATTGGAAACAGAAGGGCGTGGTGTTCTAACAGCGTCAGGTAAAACTGGTGAAGACCATAGAAAAAGATATATTGATCCTCATGTGGGATCAAAATCATATACACATGTTTTAGCTAAAGAACACGATGATTTACCAAAAGGTTCTTCTATAAAAATTCATAATGTAGAACATATCAACGGTAAAATTCATGTCCGTGCAGAAGATGAAACGGGCAATCACCATGTTATACCAATTTCGAAATTACACAAACCTGGTGATGCACCACCAAATAAAGGTCATGACTATGAAACTAAATTCGTTGAAAGAATGAAACATCATGGGATTATGCCAAAAAATATGAAAGGTGCGGGATCAACTGGCGGTACAGATTTTGCAGTCCATAATAAGAAAAAGGGTGAATTTCATGCGGCTTCAGTAACAGGAAGTTTACTTAATGGTGAAACGAAAAATGGTACGACCGCTGCGATGGGACAATTGACGATACATCACACAAAGGAAAAAGGTTGGCATATAAAAGATTCACAAAAACAAAAAAGACCAGAATACGCAAAACATATTGAAGAATCTGGTATTTTAGATCATATGAATAAACATCATCCTGATCCAGAAAAAGAACCAACCACAACTTCTGGTAGATCGAAAACAATTGAAATGAAACATCCGAATTTGCATCCAGCTGAAGCGTATTTAAAAGATCATCATGTTCATGTTTTGCAAGTTGGTGGGTACGGCACTTATAAAGTTGGTGAAAAAGATGAAACTGGACATGGCCTTCCTTCAATTTCTGGACAAGGAAAATGGAGAATTAGAGAAAAACAAAAAGGAAATAAAAGCGCACGAACTGTTGCTTTTCACCCTGATGGTGTTAAAGGTTTAAATAAAAGTCATATCGATTTAGATAAAGATTCAGATTTACATTCATTCAAAAAAACTTTAGGGCACATGTAAAACTATGAAATCTTTTTTAGAATTAATTGCTGAAGAAGAAAGGACATATAAACCGGTTGTCATGGCCTTTGGTCGGATGAATCCTCCGACAACAGGACATATGAAGTTAATCGATAAAGTTCATGAAATCGCCAATAAAGAACACGCACCTCATGTTGTTGTCGCTTCGCATTCGCAAGATGCAAAGAAAAATCCATTATCGGCAAAAGAGAAGATAAAAACTCTCAAAAGATATTCACCAAAAACAAATTTTGTTGCCGCATCAAAAGAACTTCCTTCATTTATACAACACGCTGCAAAGTTAAATGCTGCAGGTCATGATCATTTAATTATGGTTGCAGGATCAGACCGTGTCAAAGAATATCATAAACTTTTACACAAATATAATGGTCATGCATTTAATTTCAAGAAAATAGAAGTGAAATCTGCCGGCCACCGTGATCCGGATGCTGAAGGCGCAGAAGGTATGTCGGCTTCAAAAATGAGAGAACATGCTAAAAATAATGATTTCTCATCTTTCAGGCAAGGTGTTCCATCTCATGTATCAGATGAACACGCAAAACAATTAATGCATGATACCCGTAAAGGTATGGGTTTGCATGAGGATGTTAATCGTGGAAAATACAAGGCCATATTTGTCACAGGTGGTCCAGGATCAGGCAAAGATGTTGTGATTCGTGAAGGCATTGCAGAACAACGTGCAGTTGAGATGAATTTCAGTCAGGTATTAAATGTATTGAATACCGTACATAAAAGAGCATTTAATTACATGGATCCAAAAGTTGAGGCCGTTCGGTCCAGAGGTCCTTTGATTATCAACGGTCCAGCAGATGATTATGAAAACATTACACAAATCAAAGAAGAACTGGAAAATCTAGGGTACAAAACTATGATGATTTTTGTACACACAACAGATGAAGTCAGTAAAGAACGAAATATGAACTTGAAGAGAATGGTGTCCGAATCTGTCAGACACGATAAGTGGGTAAAATGTAACAAAAATATGAAGCACTTCAATGAACAATTTGATACATTCCATATATTTGATAATAATGGAGATATGGAATCGTTGGAAGAAAGCATTACGGATATTTACACAGAAAATAATAAATTCTTGGATAAAGATTTGATAGAAGAAAAAGTATCTATGTTTAGTGAGAAATTGAAAAAACATGCAAAAGAAAACAATAGTCCGGTTATGCAACTTACAAGAAAAATGGGAAAAATAGATGATGTGAGAGATGGTGATGTTAAAAGTAATTCTGGTTATACATTCAGAACTTATACCGAATCTAATCCAACATTAACAGTCAGTGCTCAACCTAGACAGACAAAATTTAGTATGGACAATAATAAAGAAAAGACAATGAAGTCCAAAGGTTTAAAAGATGCACCTACAATTAATGCGAGACTTAGAAATACTGCTGGACTTGGACGCGAGTTTGATACCCGTCAACAAGGCACAGTTTATCCGATGTCCGGTTTAGGTGATGTTACATACAGAGAATCAATTGATGATCCTGGTTACTCTGATATGGGTGTTGGTGGTGTATTGGGAGGATCAAGTAATAAAGAACCCATGCAAACATTATCAAATCCATTGACTTCTGGTATTGTATTTGACAAGAAAAAGAAAAAGAAATAAATACAACAATATAACTAAGAATAAAAAATGAAATCATTTAAAACTTTTATTACGGAAAAAGTTGACCAAAAAGATTCTATCACTCTCGATATACCATTATTGATTAGAGTTTTAGAGTTGGCCAGAGAAGATGTTAAAACGGATATGGAATTACACCGTATTGTTGAACGGTTGATCGACATTCGCAATAAAGGTGTTTTGACAATGGATGAATATGATTTCATTGCCGGGTTAAAGAAAAAATTAGGCGAAGATATTTTACATGAAGTTGCTGCATGGCAAAGAAGTGCTGGTAAAGATCCGGAAGGTGGTTTAAATAGAAAAGGAATCGCCTCTTATAGAAGAGAACATCCTGGTTCAAAATTAAGTATGGCAGTCACAACACCACCATCAAAGTTGAAGAAAGGTAGTAAAGCTGCAAATAGAAGAAAATCATTTTGTGCAAGAATGAGCGGTATGAAATCAAAATTAACTTCTTCTAAAACCGCAAATGATCCAGATTCAAGAATTAATAAATCGTTACGCAAGTGGAATTGCTAATTAAGGAGTAAAAAATGTTTGCTAAATTCGGAAAAGACTTAGTATCTAGAGATTTGATCGAAGCCGTCAAAAAGGTTATGGATCAACCTGACGAGGATAAAGATGACCAAACAGAAGAATTAAAAGGTGGTCAGGTAAAACTTGATAAGAATCGTAACGGTAAATTAGATTCTCAGGATTTTAAAATGCTTCGCGGCGAAAAGAAAGGTGTGGCGGAAGCAGAAGACACAACAAAAAAATACGAAATGATGCATCGAAACGGACAAGTAAAGAGGTTTGTTGCCAAAGACGATGCCGATGCCAAGCGTATTG